TTGAGATAAAGGATTTTTACCTGTAAGTAACCCACTTACATTATTTCCTAGCCCTCTTATTGCGGATGTCAATGGGTTATTCATTTATATTATTTAGGTTTGTTATAAAGGGTAATAACTCCTTTAAAAAAATCTTTTTTATTTCTAAATGATTTACACAATGATTGCCATACATATTGAGCATTTAAACTTGCATTATGATAATTAGTTTTTATACATCCTAATTTTTTTAAAGCGTGTGTATATAATTTTTTACCGTAACCTTTTTCTCTAAATCTGCATTCAATAAGAGAACTACTTATAAATAAGTAGTCCTCAGAATCTTTATCTGTAAATATTGAAATTGAACCAGCTCTAGATTTTTTTATGTTCTTTTTTATATACATCACATATTCGACCGTCCCTTTTCCCATTTCAGTCTCAAATATGATTTTTTCCATAAAGTATTAACGACGTCTAAAATAATGATAGCTTAATGTAGCGTCAAAAGTAATAAAATTACCAGTACCTGAATTAATTGTATATTGCAAAGGACCTACATTTCTAATTGAGGCTCCTACAAGTTGATACTGGGCTACCTGCTCTAATTGGGTATCTAACTGAACTAAATCTATAGATGCAGATTGTCTAGGCGCAAAATAATTACCTGTACTATTAGCGTCATCAAAAACATCACGGGACATATCTTCAAATTTTTGTCTAATGATTGAATTTTGATCACAATAAAATTGAAGAGTATATGCTTCGCTACTAGGGTAAGTTGCACTACCTGGTACATTAAAATTTAGCCCCATATAAGGTACTTGAACATTACTAATAGCTCGAGCTGGCAATGTAGCGGTTGTTACGTATACTAAATCATCTTCGTCAAAAGTAACCGTGGATGACCCACCGGCATCAATGCTTAATACCCTGAATTGAAAATCTCTTGCGAAGTCTCTTTCAACCGCTACTCTGTAAAAATCTGAAATTGTCTGACGTACGTCTGGCATACTATTATTTATGCTCTTTACGGTGTTTTAGATAGAAAATAAAAAAAAGCCGGATCTTTCGACCCGGCTTACTTGTATAGCTTGTGACTTTTTATCCAACTATTTCGCTAAAGTCCTGGCCAGTCCTTGTAGCGTAGAAGTTTACAAGAATAAATTCAGCAGCTCTTACTGGTTTCAAGTATATATCTACTACCAATTCATTTGCATCGATAACTTCTGGCGTATTATTACGCTCATCACAAACAATGAGATAATCATACAATCCCTCATTATTTTTAGCATCGTCAAAGATTGGGGTAAGTATGTTGACAACATTTGTTCTTGTAAACAACGTATTTGGCTCAAAAACAAAATACTTAACCGTTTCTCTAGTTCGTTTTTCAAGGTAAAGGAATAGACGTCGTACATTTACTCTATCAAACGCACTAGGTTGGTTTTGTAACGTTTTCTGACCAAAAATTACAAATCCTTCACTAGGGAAGAACGCAACTGGGTTAATATTAACTTGTTCATACAATGAATCTCTTTGCTTTTGATTAGGGTATAAAGCAATATCATTAACGTTAACATCACCTCTTGTAAATCCGGCTGGGGCATACCACGGTGCAAAATTTGCATCTGTTCTTGCATAAGTTGCAGCTGCTACACCTGAGAAAGGTAACCAAATTTGACCACCGTAGTTACTATCATAAACTTGTGCATATGTTGCATAAGCTGCTGCATAATTAGTATCAATAATACTATAAATTTGTTTTAACGGCGTTAAGATATTAATAGGGTATGTATTACCGGGTATATTAATACCTTTCTGATTATCGCCTGTAATAAAAATTTGTCTGATTGGGTCGGAAATAAAGATAAAATCTTTTCTAACATTTTCAGCAAAATTTATAAACTTATTTTGTATAGTTGCCCACGTACTTCTGATATTAGAACCTAATTGTCCTAATTCGATACCTGTTGACGACAACTGATTTAACCCAGTAATACCATCTCTATCATCAAAATAGTTATTAGTTTTGTTTGTTGAATTAGATGTGTGGTTTACTGTAGTCCAAATTGTACTTAAACCACCGTCAGGTATAATATCAATATCAAATAAGTCTACATTAGCAATTCTATCAAAAACCCTATCTAACTTTGAGGGTATATCGCCTATCTTATTGTTATCCTGTTTTGTTGTACTATATTTAGCAAAAGGTAAAGCTGGTGCATTACCAAAACCAAACTTCTGACCATTTAAATTGTAGGTTTCAGAGTAAACGTTTTTAATCGCGTTACCGTCGTTAATATCACTAACAGTTGAAGATAATAAACCAACTGTTGTTTGATATTGACTTTCAACATCCGGTCCACCAAAATTATTAGCAATAAGTTGATCGTTAATAATTCTTATTTTGCGTTTAGGTGTACCGTCATCATTTAATGAATTACCTTCAAAACGCCCAGAAATATTAGGGTTAATTTTTATTGCTGCATTAACACTTCTATTAGTGGTTATTTGTGGTAAATAAAAACTCTGAGGAGCTCCACCGTTTTGACTGTTAATTTGTCTATAGTAATCAATACTTCCAAAATGACCTTCTTCTAGAACATAATCTAATTTTGTAACTTGAGGCGAAAATACCGACGTTCTAAGTTTGTATATACCTAATACAATTGTATCATCAAATAATTTTTTATTAATTTGAAAATTAACAATACTTTCTTGTGTTTCAGAAATATTGTTTGGCACAGCTTCTGAATTATAATTAGCCGATAATGTAAAATTAAGCCTTGAAGAAGGTATTGTTACTAAAGAATTATATGTAATTGAATCTATTCCAGTAGTACTATTAAATGATTCAACTTTTGACATTTTAAATTCGCAAATATCATCATAGTCTGTAGAGGCGTAAAGATTAGTATTATCAACTAAAGAAGCATAATAACCTTCCATTTTTTGATTAATGGTAGTTTTTGCCGTGTTTAATAAAATAATACCAGCATTACCTAATGATGATAATTGTTGTTGTATTGTATTACAACCGTTATTAATGTTAAAATTGTCAGAATCAGCAAAATCACTATCACCTTGGTTAGTATTTTTCCAATCTATACCTGTATCATCTAATATTGCAACATATTGTTGTTGGGTAAGCGGCACAAATGCAGGCTTACCTAAACAGTACATTATATTGTCACCAGCACTAGCTGGGGTAAATTGAGTTGACGTACCACCGTTAACGGTATCTATATTTGCTGACAAATAATTACTAGTAGTGCTTGATAAATTATGGTATGCAGTTAGATTAACAGGTACTACTGGGTACACAGTAGCAAAATATGTGTTTGAAAACCCGGTTCCTTGACCATCACCATATGGTAACCTATTTACTAAAATATTTGCCCTACTATTAAACGATTGAGCCACTGTATGATAGAAATACCTTTCAGCAGGGTTGGTTGGTTGACCGTAAATTTGAGTAAACTCAGATATACTACTAACTTGTACTATTTCATCATTTGGACCTATAGGAGAAAAACCGGTAATAAATATATTAGTCCCTATCTTATCAGCGGGGCGTAAAGATAAATCTACTTCATTTATTTCTACCCCTGGACTTTGTATAGTTCGTTGTGCCATATATGTATTTATTGATTTTCATAAAAGAAATTCCAAAATACATATTAAACTATAAATATTACGGGTCTAGTAACGTTACTAAGAATTGACTATAAGCTAAACTAAATGTAGATTCAATTTCTGTTGCGTCTCTGTATGAATAATTTATACCTCCTAATTGTATAGGAAACCCTTTAGTAAAATCAAATTGAACTATTTTTTTATTGTATTCATCTAACCCGTATATGGTAAAATTAGCCATATAATCGTCTTCTACAACCGAACCATTATCATAATTTTGAGAAGTATCAAAATAACCGCGTTTATCATCTTGCAATTTGTCAAGCCACTTATAAATGAACCAATAATTGTTAAATCTATTATCGATAGTAAAATTCACTGTAATTGGTTGATAAGTAGGTCGGTTATGACTGGTAACGTTTAAATTTTGACCAGAATATCTCATTTCTACATTTGGTATCGACACTTCAGGTATAACACTACCATATATTGAAAATTGTACTGCGTCAGGATTTACAAAATCATTTTTTCTTATTGTTTTTGATACATCACTACTTAAAACTTTAGGTGTTGGTATTACCAACACAAATTTATCCTTTCTTTCCTTATTAAAAGGGCTTTGACTGTAATTTGTAGCCATAAAATTATTTATTATAAATTACCCAACCAAGATTGAGAAGCAGGAACAAATGATCTTTGTGTTTGAAAATCACCAATATGTGTCCAACCTGTTTGTTTCATATAATTTAATTCTGCATTATCATCGACTTCCATTTTTTCGTTAAAAACAATGGTATCTAATTCTTCATCGACTTCTTCTCCCCAACTAAAAAGATTTTTAGATACTTTTGTGCCGTAATCGTAATCAAACTTTCTTATTTCCGCAGGTCTACCGTTAGTGTCATATCTTAAAACCTCATAATATCGCTTTACTAAATCGTTATCAAGTATTAATAAAGCCCAACCTAACGACATAACTCTGTCATCTAACATATTAACCCCAGGTTTTGCTGCCCACCTGCCATTAGGGTATTTTATAAAGTTTTTTATTTCTGTTAGCGTTTCAATATCCCTAATATTAACACTTCTTAGTTCATTAACATAATATCTCATGTTAGTAACACATCTATATTTTGTATTAGTGTGGGAAATTACCCCTAATCTATTATTTTTTACTTTCCCTTGCCCTGTTTCATAACTAATAACATTGCCGTACCTTAAACTTTTATATAGATGGTCAACAACTTGAGCGCCACAACTATTTCTTTCTATCAAAGCTGGTGGGGAGCCCCAATGTGTTAAAATTTCGTGTAATTTTGATGTGAAATTGAAAGGATTTATAGTATTACTCCAATAACTTGCTACTTGCTCAATGTTTGATAAATCTTTTAAATCTAAAATTTGTACACAACTGGCATTTTGATGTAAACCTTCGGCAATATCTACCCCTGCAACATAAATTCCATTATCATCTGGTTCTCTCCATATTTTATAATTATTTTCATCCATTACAATGGAAGGTTTACTACAATTAACTTTTAATTTTTCAAATAATTCTTCGTTTATAGCTAATTCGCCGTCTGAAATAAATTCACAATTAAATTCTTGATTAAATGCCTCTTCACTACCAATAGTACGCATGGTTTCAAATTTCCATTGTTCATCTCTACCAGGTACTTCGTGCCATAAAATTTTATCATAACCCCAACCGTTATTTTGTTCTATTGCGCCATTCCATATCTTGTAAAATAAGTTATCTGTACCGTTTGCAGTAGATGCGATAAAGATTTTGGACTTTTTAGATGATGAAATTACAGGAAAAACAGATTTCCAAAACTGATCCACCAAGTGAGGTTCAATAAAAGCTAACTCGTCCAATACTAGCACGTTAATAGATTGACCACGAGCAGCTGTTCCTGTTGTGGTACTAATACCTATAGATGTACCATTAGTTAACTTCATTGATTCTTTACCATATTCAGTTACACCGGGCTTTAACCAGTTAGGTAACTCTTCATATGCCATTCGAATACGTGAAAATATTTCTTTTGCAGTACCTTCTTTGTTAGCAACTATAAGAATACGTTGATCATTATTAAAACAAGCATGCCATAACGTATAAATTGTCATCATAGTTGTTTTACCAATCTGTCTAGAGGCAAGTAGTATAAAAAAACGATTGTCTCTCATACCTCTTAATGCTCTTTTTTGACAAG